GAGTATGTGGATGAGTTGTTTGGATTCTTTGAGGAATGTTTAGAGGAGTATAGGTATCATTATAAGTTATACTGTGACAAGTTATCGATAACTCTTGGTTGGGCTAACAATGCTCCTGCAGGAAGTGGGTTTGGACACCCATTACATCGACATCCTATGTCATATTTGAGTGCAGTTTACTATCTTACTGATGGTGCTCCTACATTTTTTGATGACCCATGCACACCTAGGGTTTACGATACGTTAGATGTGTGGTATCATGATAAAATGGAGTCTGATTGGGGTATCAACGAGAAAGTTGATGCTGAGGCAGGCAAACTGATACTCTTCCCATCATGGTTAAAACACTACTCTGGTAGACAACTGGACAACTATGATAGATGGACTATTTCTTTCAACGCATTCCCTACAGGAAAGACTAACGTAGGACCTTGGGACATGCCACAACTAAATGTAAAATTATGAAGTATTTGAAGACACCATTACGTTACCCAGGTGGTAAGTCTAGGGTTGCTAAACGATTAATTACTAAATTTCCTAAGAATATTGGTGAATTTAGAGAGCCATTTGTAGGTGGTGGGTCGGTTGCGTTACACTTCTCACAGTTGTATCCCAACGTCCCTGTATGGGTGAATGATAAGTATGAATATCTCTATAATTTCTGGGTAAATCTACAAAAAAATGGTGCTGAATTATCTGATACTCTTATTGATATAAAAGTAAACCATAGCACTGAGGACAAGGCAAAAGAATTATTTAAAGGTGCTAAAGATGAGATAAAAACTGCTGATTCTTTCCGTAAAGCAGTGTTATTCTGGGTGTTAAACAAGTGTAGTTATAGTGGACTGACAGAAAACTCTTCCTTCTCTGCTACTGCATCTAGACAAAACTTTACCACTCGTGGTGCAGGATATTTGAAGGAAATATCTAAGATTATACAGCATTGGAAGATTACTAACCTAGATTATACTGAGGTGATGATGGATGAGTTGTCAACACCGAGAAATTGTTTTATATTTTTAGACCCACCATACATGATTAGTAGTTATTTGTATGGCACGGACGCAAAACTACATAAATCATTCGACCATGATAAATTTGTTGATGATTGTGCTGTCTGTCCGTTTGATTGGATGGTAACTTACAATAATGATGATTATCTTAAGCAAAAGTATAAAGATTTCTACCAAGAAGAGTTTCAAATTACTTACGGTATGAAGCACAGAGCAAACAATCACCTAAAGAAAGAGTTGTTAGTTGCTAACTACGATATAAACCCTGCATCACCCCTAGAAGCACTCATAAATGCCTGATTACGAGTATCCTTTAAAGGATTATCTGAATAGTAAAAATTTAAAGACAAATGACATGACTTTCGATGAGAGAGCCATGAAAAAGTATCCTGCTTTCGTCGTCAATAAGTGCATGGCCCAACATATTGACACCATAATGCATGCAAATGAGATGAATTTTAGTCCTCAACTGAGGAATGATATGCAATACTCCTTCTTTATACATAGTGTTAGGAAATCGAAAAGATTTTCTCCTTGGGATAAAAAGACTAAAGACAGTGACCTAGATTTAGTTAAAAAATACTATGGTTATAACACTGAGAATGCTAGAGCAGCATTAAGGATACTAACTCAGGAGCAAATTAAGATTCTAAAATCGAAATTAAATCTTGGAGGAAGAAAGTGAGTGAAGAGATTAAATGGTCTCAAGATATGATGCTAGAAGTTACCCTCAAGGAACCAGATGATTTCTTGAAGGTACGCGAGACACTAACGAGAGTTGGTGTTGCGTCTAGGAAAGAGCGTAAGCTCTATCAGTCTTGTCATATCCTACACAAACGTGGAAAATACTACATAGTCCACTTCAAAGAGTTGTTTGCTCTTGATGGCAAACCAACTAACATTACATCAAACGATGTGCAACGTCGTAATAGAATTACCAAACTGTTATCAGACTGGGGACTCGTAGAAATTTCTGGTGAAGGTACTGAAGACCTCGCACCCTTAAATCAAATAAAAGTTTTATCTTTTAAAGACAAAGGGGAGTGGACTTTAGAATCAAAATATAACATTGGTAAAAAGAAAACTCAGGGTGAATCAGAATGACATCATCAACAAAAGAGAAACCTAAAGGTCCTATAGGTAAACTTAAAGAAGTAGCTGAAGATAAAGAAGAGCAACTTCAATACCTAGCAACACTCATAAGAGTGATAGTCCTTGTGTGGTCCGCAGGAATTTTAACTTTGAATTACGTTAAAATACCAGGCTACGAGAGAGGAGAAAGAATTGACCCAACTTTCATAGCTTCGGTCTTCACAGGAACTTTAGCTACTTTTGGCGTCGCTGCGGGAGGCAAGAAAAAGAATGCTGCTGATGGTGGTAGTGCAAACATATCTAAAAAAGATATGGAGTTTCTTATCGCTAAAGCATCAGAGACTGCACCTGCACAAACTATCAGGATTGAATCAGGTCCTGTCAAAATTGTACCCGATACAAAATAAATATCATGCAAAAAATTATTAATGTACTTGCTATTTCGTCTTTCGTTATATCTCTTTCCGTTGTTGGCGGTGGTGTGTATCTTTATACTCAAAAGGATGCCATCATAGATGGTGTAAAAAGCAAAGTAATGAAATCTGTAATGCCTGACATAGGTGGTGGTATCACTGATGCTCTACCAAAAGCTACAGGTCCTGCAATACCAGGTATACCTAAGTTGTAATGAGTGACATACCCGAAATCGGGATAAACAATGTAGGTATTAATAAAATACAAATACCTAACATACATTACTATGTTCCACATACACAGACACAACCATTCATATTGAATATTGGTGTTCCTATTGTGGACATGCCAGGTTGTGTAAAGTTTCATCCTGACGCAAAGAAGAATAGAGAACAACCCAACTTAAAAGAGGAAGACTCTTCTAATCTTAGGGTTCTTTGTGATGGACAGTATCCAACGTATGATGCGATGGATTACACACCAGAAGATTTATTAATATACAGAGAGACACCACCACCCAAGGTAGAACCACCACCAGATGTTGAACCACCACCAGTACCTGATACAGGTGATATACCCACAGGTGATGTTGAATGTCCTGGTCCTGGTAACTTAAGAGTTGGTGACATCACACAGTCTGGTGATGAGAAAGTAACTGGTCATGAACTTAGTCCAGATGGTAAGGTCTGTATAACATTATACGAACCAACTACACCAGCAGAAAAATTTCTACCTTCTACAAATCAAGCATCTACGACATTAGCAATCGCAGTAATTGCAACAGCAGGAGCTGCTGCAACACCATTACTATTGAGATTAATTAAACCCGCTGTAAAGAAAGCTATCGCTACTCTTCAAAAGAAAATGGGTACTCATCGTGGGTTATCTAAGAGTGAGATAATAGCAAATAAGTATCGTGAAAAGAAAGGATTACCTCCTTTAAAAATTAAAAAGAAAAAATCATAACTTAGAATTATTTCCTATAGAAATTTCTTTTAGATCACTAGCATTACCGTTAGGTGTGATTGAATGCTTGTGTTCACCTACTACGCCAGGTGGATTGATTAGCATAACGTCAGCACATACACTGTAGTATGGTGACTTAGGATGGAATACTATACCCTCCTTTTTCATCTGTCCACAATTTTTTAACCTAGCTATCTCAAAGTCAAGGCGTTTATTAGCAATTATTTGTGTACGATACTCATTATGCAAGGCAGTTGCTTCCATACATTTATCTCTTGCTTCTTTATCTAATGGTATTGATATCGTTGCACTAAAACCTAAGTTAATATTCTGAGTAGATTTCTGACCTGTACGAGTAGGGATGTAGTAGAGTATCTCACCTGGTGCATCAGGTATGTTGTCATCATTATTATCTGCGTTGTTGTACACAGGATCAAGGAAGATGTCCTCGTAAGGATCTTGCCATGTTCCTGTTCTGGTGATGTACGGTGTGAAGTTGGCGGTAGCACCTTGGCATTGTATGCCATCTCCATATGTGTTTGTTATATACGGTCCTTGTAAAACTTGTATTGCCTGGTTGGTCACTGAGCCTGAAGAATTCGCGACTGGATTTGCTGTCGCTGATACACCACCAACATCTGTTGCATATGAAGGTAAGCATGTAGCAGTAGATACTGCTAACGCACCCGCTAATTTGAGAATATACTGGTTGATTCTGTGACGCTTTGGACGGTGGTTTCTCTCTGTATTATCGTGTGAGTCTGAAGACCTGGTCCGCTGTAATGCTCTGTGAATTGGAAGGCAGATCCTGGATTTGTCTGCTTCCAATTTGGTTTGTTGTTTTGTGATAAATCTAGTCCAGTCCATGTTGAAGTCACACCGTCTACGGTATTATTTTGTGTAGTTGTCACATCAGGTGCTACATTAGTACTACCTGATTCAAGTTCTACCCCTGAGCCACTGACCGAATAAGTCCAGCCTGTAGCATAATCCATACTATTTATGGTCTCATTTGTAGTGACAGTCTGGGTTGTCACCGAAGTCATACTGCCCTGTGTAAAGTTGGGGACCACAGGCACAGCTGATGCAGTCCTCGCACTCGCAAGGACATATGCACCCACAACCATGACAAGTATCCTTTTCATTACTCATCAGTTGATATTCAATTCAGTTACGAACTGACCTATACTTGATGTACCACTTCCACCACCAACTGCTGTTACCGCATGTGCTGATGTTACAGTACCTGTACCAGTTCCACTACCAACTGCTGTTGATATCTGACTAGAGTATGGACTTACTGCACCTACTGCTGGTGCTGTAGTACCAATTACATCACCTTCAATAAATGACTGGCTAAAGCTGAACGCACCGCCTGCACTTGTCTGGGTCGCTGTAGCAACTGATCCTTGACCAACCCCGTCAGTGAGTGTACCTAGTCCACCAACTTGACCTGAGTTGTCTCCAACTGCCATAGTCACACCAGATCCAGAGACTGTGTATGTGGATCCAATTCGCTCAACCTGTGTTGCAGCTGCGTTTGTGGTCAACTGAAATGATGATGTCATCTTATGAGTGATATCGGCACGAGCAGCAGTCCCACCTAACGTGAAGATACCTAATAGTAGAAATAATTTTTTCATGATTGGTGAACACTAAATTCCTTGATGGTATTTATAAATCTTAGCTCTGTTATGTACGATACATTTTTGAAAAATGCATGGTGTGGACATCAACACCTAGGGGGCTTGACAGAAATTTAACATTTGCTATATAATTATGTAACATAACTTAATGAAGTTTTATGACAACTAGCAACGCCAAGTACAAAGGAGTTACCACTGAACAAGGTGGCAGACAGAATATTTATTCTATTGAACCTAAGATTGAAGTGGTAGACAACGGTAACTACTGGCAACGTGCTGAACTACTTAATGGTCGTCTTGCAATGATCGGATTAGTAGCAGCAGTTACTAACTACACCATCTTCGGATGGATTATACCTGGCTTTGCGTAAAGCATCATCAGGTCTCTTACAATTCTATTCCTTAATCAAAGAACAATGAACGAAAACGCTGAATTACAAAACGGTAGATGGGCAATGATTGGTTTCTTAGCCGCTATCGGTGCATATCTAACAACAGGTCAAATTATTCCAGGAGTATTCTAATGACACCAGAAGCAGAAAGATTTAACGGATGGGCAGCAATGCTTGGTTTCGTAGCAGCAGTAGGCGCATACGCAACAACAGGAAACATCATTCCAGGTATTTTCTAAATGAAAAAGGAAATCGAAAAGGAAAAATTAGTTGCCGAAACACTTAATGGCAGACTTGCCATGATCGGCATCATAGCAGGAATTGGTGCATATTTAACAACAGGTCAACTCATACCAGGTTTCGTATAATGAACAGACATCCAGTGCCATTAAGAGTTGTGCCATACATCTTTGCGATGGCATTGGCATCTAGCACAATTACAAGCATATTCGCTTAAAACTTTACAAAACTAAATACAATTGTAACAAAACTTTAAGTTATGGGAGAATTCAACATCGCTGCACAATCATTTCCAGTTTGGAAAGCTATACTATGGTGTTTCTATCCAGTGAGTGCTCTAGTCGCTATTGAATATTTTTTGCGTTTAGTAGATGACGATGACGATGATGATGACGACTGCAGTAG